AGACATGCGTATGTAAGGAGTGGGGCAATGGCGACGTTCACTGAATCTGATTTAAGAACTCGTGCGCGTCGCCGCGCCGACATGGAAAACAGTACCTTCGTGACGGATGCAGAGGTTCAGGATTACTTGAATTCAAGCATTGCTGAGCTGCATGACTTTATGGTCAAGAGTTACGAAGATTACTTTGTCTCTGAGCAGACATACAACGCCCCCATTGCGACCGGGGGTGCTAACCTGCCAGATGACTTCTACAAGGCTCTGGGTGTTGATTATAATTCCGGTGGAATTACTTCGACGCTCAGGGCTTACTCCTTTACCGAACGCAACGTCTATAATACGCCGTATGCCGCGATCGATCGATTGGCTGAGCCAATGTATAAGGTTGAGGGGAGCAAAATAAAACTTGTTCCCACCAACTCTCAATCGGGGACTATTACCTTGTTTTACGTTCCACTGCCGACACAGTTCTCTAGCACTGTGACCGAGATTGAGACAATTATACCAGGCTATGAGGAGTACGTGGTTGTAGCGGCTGCAATCCGCATGCTGATGAAAGAAGAGTCTGATACCAGACAATTAGAGCTTGAAAAGAATCAGCTCGCTAGTCGCATTATTCGTGCATTGTCTCCACGGGACACGAGCGGATCTTTTGCTATTCGCGACGTTCGCAAAGGTCGATTTAGAGACGACTTTATTCTTCGATACTAGGGAGTGAGGCATGGCTACTCGATTTGGTCGGGTCCTACAGGCAGATGTCGATGTTACCCTATCACAAGACAGAATGCAGGAAGTCACTGATTTTGTTGAGAAATCTTTGATTATTGATGGCGTTCTTTTGAAAGATATTGCGTTAAAGACCGGCCAAACCAATGAGGTTCCACACCCATTAAACAGAGCACCCAATGGATACATTGTTGTAAATAAGGTTGGGTCTAGTTTTATCTCAACGGCTTCGGACGTCAATCAAAGCCCAAAAACCACTTTGCTCTTAAACACGACGGCAAACGTAACCGTCTCTCTTTGGGTATTCTGATGGCATTAAAAAAACAAACAGTCTCCATTCCTTTCGCTCAAGGGCTTATGCAGAAGACAGCCGATTCGTCTTCTAAGTTAGGTACCCTGAAAGACTGCAAGAATATTCAGATCAACAAACTTGGTGAGGTTAAAAAGCGCTACGGCCTAGGTATTCAAATTCAGGCTGACTCATCTTCTACGCCTTACGACACTGTTTTCCCGCAGGCTGGCAAGAGACTTTCTTCTCTTAACAACAATGCGATTATGCTCGACGGACAGAGAGCGTATGCTCAGGTCTCCGGCACTAAATTCAAAGATGCTGGCGAGGTACTGGCGACCGAGCTTCAGCAAGAGAACATCCACGAAGCCAATGAAGCTAAGGTTGGTCCAGTCGCATTTAAAAAAATTACCACTGGCGCAGGTTCTTTAGATGCCTATATGTGGACGCAGACAGTCCCATTCAAGGCTGGTGTAAATCTTTCGCCAACATACAAGACGTTCATTGAGTTTAAGCAAAACGATACACAGATTCGAGTATCCCCAATCATCGAGGTCACTTCTCAGTCCCGAGAAGACACCCATGCAGGTACATTCGACTCTGATATTGAGTATCTTACTATGGGTCCGCAGACTCAGATGTTGTACTCAAACACAACTGATCACTTGTATTTGTTCTTTTACGAGGGCTCTGGCTCTCAAAACATCAAATACAAAAGCATTGATCTAAGCTCGGCTACACCCTCGTTCACTTTGAGTTCTGCCTCCAACATCATAACGAACGTTTGTGCATCTGTTGGCACCTTCGCAGTTGATTCTCACAATGACGAACAGACTATGTATTTGGCGTATTACAAAGCCAATAGTATCTCTGGTAACGACAATCCTGGCGATGTCTCTCTTGTAAAAATTACGGAATCCTCTGGCGGTTCTTTATCAGCGGCGTCTGCGGTTGATGCGACTAACAATCGGTACAATGCCAGAAACAGCCAATTAGCGGGGCTCTCATCTAAGACAGGGTGTAGAGTCAATTTAGCTTTGAGAGTTCTTGATTCAACGGCTGCAAACTACTCGGTCTTTCTTGCTTATTCTGCACAGGACTCAGGCAAGAGTTACAGCGGATACCTGACTTTCGTTGATATTTGGAAGCCTGATTTAAGCACATCATTGTTTAATTCAGGTAGTGGTGACCCTCATGGCTTGCCATTTGGTATCAACAACAGACACGGAATGCTTAACGCTGCATCCACAGCCATCAAATCGGGTAGTGGCGGTAGTGTTGTTTACAGTGTCGCCTTGGAACTTTGTTCTGATCAAGGTCAATCTCTTGATAATGTGCTTAAGGGTACAGTCGTTAAAAACGCGGCAGGGTCTAATTACGTAAATGGCCTTGCAAGTATAGCAGCATCAACAACAAGTCCGGCGGCATTCGGAGAAGTGCCAGCTCAGGTCATTCTAAACGTTTCTGGTGGCGCAATTGACGGCAACGCTTTTGATATTATTCACCCTGGAAATGAATTTTCTGCCGGAAGCAACGCTATTTCGCAAACTGGGGCTTCCTCCGGAACTACGACCATTGCCTCTCCTGCCAACATTGAGGCAGATCAAGACAACATTACCCTGATAAAACCTGACCACGGTATTCATCTATTTGAGATTAACTCTGGCGCAGCACTTCCTTCCGGTGTTCAAAACGTAACATCTTTTACTTTCAAAGATGCGTCTTTAGTTTCAGATGTCTTTACTCATAACTTCGGAAGTAATGGCACGACTCCTTACTTCGCAGTTTCTAAGACTGTAGGCAACGGCAGTTCTTCATCTGGAAATACTTACATTGCTAATGATAGTGGCGATGTTGTCGCGACGTTCTTAACTGGTAACCAAGCTCTTAACTTTACCAGTGAGATCGATAGTCGAATACGCAATAAGTTTTCTTTGCTTGGCCCGATCTCTCGTGTTTACTCCGGCGCTGAAGACTTTCAGTTTGGTTCCAATGAGTTTGTAGTTGATGAGGATATATCAGCGGATCTTGGTCAGACGGAGACGTCTTCGGTAACTACTGATCAAAGTTATACCGGCGTCTTGTATCGTTTTAAGAAAGTCGTAGATCGAGAGTATCCGACCCAGGAAGTTGGTTTAAAGACATACATTGGTGGAGGCAGCTTGTTTGTCTACGATGGCACCCATGTATTTGAAAACAACTTTTGGGAGTTTCCTCAGATTAAGGTGCTCAAGGAGATTGAGCGAATCGCTGGCTCGGCAGATGCTGAGACTGTCTCTTATGCGTTTGTGTTTTCATCTGTAGATGATGCCGGTGATCTGCATGAGTCAGCCACGGTTCTTAGCGATCCAATCTCAAAAGCCGCTGATAAATCCGTATGCGGCCAAATCTATATTACGGACTTCACACGTCGTGAGTTGACTGAAGGTAGTTCTGCTCGGCCTCAGTTGGATATCTATCGAACAGAGAACAACGGTTCTGTTTTATTCAAGATTCAGTCTATCGCCTTCAATGCGACTGATAGATTTATTACTTTCGTTGATGATTTCAAGAACGTCATCGACAAGGAGCAGTTGCTTTACACCACCGGTGGCATCCCAGACAATTTTACCACTGGATCTATCTCTGACATGGTTCTGTATAAGAACCGCCTAATGGTGGCATCAGTTAGTGGCCGAAACATTGTCCTTGCGTCTAAGCCGCTTTCTCAGGGGTTTTCTTGTGGATTTCCTTTGATTGTCCCATTTCAAATCTTGATTCAAGATGAGACAGAGAAAATTACTGGCATTGAGAAGATGCCTGACTTTCTTCTCTGCTTCACCGCAGACAATGCCTACGCGGTATTTGGTGATGGTCCAAACGCTGCCGGTGCGGGTGGTTTCTCTGGCGCTAAGAATATTGCGCCGCGACAAGGCCTTGTTCCTGGAGGAGCGCACCTCTCAACATCTCTCGGTGCATTCTATGTCTCTGAGCGTGGCCTCTATGTGGTGACGCCGAATACTCAAATCAATTATCTTGGCGCATCAGTTGAGGACTCGTTTGTTGCCAATGGAGAATCTGTTAAAAGTCTAATTCTTGATGACGACGAAAATGAGATTCGAATGCTGATGGAAAGTAATTCGACTGTTCTCATCTATAACACCTTCTTCAAT